AATATTATTAGAATTCATTATATATAATAATATTTTTACATAAGTAAGCACTGATTTTTATCTAATTCCATATCATCAATAATATCATATTCTTTCTCTCTAACCAACTCTTCTTTAGGAGTTTTCTCTTTTACTAAATCCCTCAACATATACTCTTTTTTTCTAATTTGATCACCGTACATCTTATCCCCTTCTTCTGAATCGCAAACCTGACTTAACCACGTGTCATATTCATAATTATTCATTTTACGATAATATTCCTCATATTCATTCTTCATTCGTGACTCTAATTGTCTGGCGTGTCGGCGTTTACGTCGCAGTTTATCTCGCACCCGAGGATTCTTTGTTTGATTCCTTTGCATATATATATATCAAATATTATATTTTTATTTCTAATATTAATTCAGTTGAATTTTATCTTTCCCATCTGCCCCCTTGATAATTTGTCCAATGTTAATACCGTGTTTAGTAATAGCTGCGGTGGACAACTTCTTAAAATCATAGCTCGATGGTAATTTAATAATATCATAGGTTGATTCGTTATATACGTATATAAATTCGCCTTCAAACTTTGTATTTAGGCGCTTAGTAGCGTCCGCCTGCAGTAATTTATAGGTTTGTTTCATTAATTTTTTATTCATGGCATCCATCTTGTCGTCTTCATCTTTTGTTATATTCGGCTCATATGAAAATGCAGCAGCACTCGTATTTGCAAAGGTCTTGCAGTTACGAGGGTTTTCGTCATCTTCGTGTAATTTACAATCTATAGAGGTATCTTTAAGTACATCTAATATTTCTTCATTTATTTTGCGTTTCTGATTCGCTACTTGATAGATATATTCGTCCGTGGTTTGTATTTTTTTATCAAATTTACTTTTGTCGTGAAATCGTAGTTCCTTTGATATACCGGTTGTTTTATTCTTTGGGTCTAATTGTTTCACCGAAAACACCGCTAAATATAAAAATACTTTAACCGTATGTAACTCCACTTCTAACTCGGTATGGCTACATATTCTTCTGGCGCGTCCAATTACTTGGTCGGTGCGAACAGGGTGCCAATAAGGTTCCATAATATGGACGTATCGAGTATTTTTAAGACTAATGCCCTCTGCTCCTGCGGCGGTAATCATGATAACTTTAATAATCTCTCCCATTTTATTCGTAGTGTACGTTTTTAATAATTCGTCGCTAATGTTTTTGGGGACCAAGTCCCATTCTCCATTATAGATATTTCTAATAATTTCCTTTTCTGATGCGTCTTCCGTTCCAGTATATAATGCATAATGAGGTTTGGTGGTATCTATTGTATCTAACCCCCATACTCCAGCTACTTTCTTTAATTTAAACTCGGAATAGCCGTGATAATCTAATATGGCTTTAAAAATACCTATACCTTCCAACGATCTAAAGGCGCTATATAATAAATGCAATCCGGAATGTGCGGGGTTTTGAATATTTTGTAGCACTCGTAAAAATTTAGGACTATAGATTGCTAAACCTGCTTCCGAAAAGTTAGTATCCGCATTGGCCACCAGTTTTTGGATGGCCGCCATACTGGGGGCATCTTGTTTTTGTTTCGTCTCGCTGTTGTCTTCATCATAACTTTTTTTAGGTTTATCTTCAAAGGTAGGAAATACGAAATTGCAGCTGGAACGAGAAAAGATACGATAGGTAGACGCAGAATCATTGTACATGTGGTCTGCTTTTTTCTTCGGAGCCGTCTTCTTCTTTTCGGTTTTTCTTTCTACCGTTCTCTCTTTTTCATAAATAGATAATTGATGCTCACTCATTTCAACTCGTACCTCTTCTATATCTTCGGCTTTATTAAACCGGGGCATCAGTTTTACTAAATCCGGAAAATAAGATACCAATCCGACAATTCTCTTTTGTAATTTGTTTTTATTTTTTAACTTGGTATCGGCGCTAACAAATTCTTTTATAAACTCATCTAAACTATCGGGTAAAGCATTGTATTTTTCCACCGTGGGATCCGCCAACTCTATCTTATGGGTTAAAAATACCGTCTTAAGCTCCGCCAGTAGCTCCTTATCCGTTACTTGTACCTCCTGATTTTTTCGTACTCCTTCATATCCCGTCTCCGTTTTGGCGACCGAAGCAAACTGACTATCATACCCTAACGGATTTCTAGTAATTATCAGTTTTTTATTAGCTACTTGATAACTGACATAGTCAATACTAGAAGATAATAATTCACTCTTCTTTATGATTTTCTTTATCTCCTGTAAATTTATTTTTTTCGCACCGGCATTTATTTTAACATCTATTTTCCACGTGGATATCGCTCCTCTCAATATATTAAACAATATTCCTACCTCATTAGGATAATTCACTACCGGCGTCCCCGTCAATAACACTATTTTACAATTAACGGCTAAAATCAAATACTTGTATAACTTCATAAATAATTTCGAGGCGTCTTTTAGTTTATTGGCGATACGGCTTATAAAGTTGTGAGCTTCATCAATAATGACTACTTTATTATCAAATGGGTTTCCTTCGGCGCATTCATTCTCCACCATTGTTTCATTTTTGCACAAATGTTTGTACCAATTCGTTTTAGTTAGTCCATTATAATTCACAAACTGGTATTTAGATAGGATCATTTCATCTAATTGGTTTTCTAGACTGGTTTGTTGAGTGGTATCTAATCTTTCGTAATTCGCTTCTTGGCGTATATCTACTAGCCAAACGCCTCCCTTTTTTTTAATATAACTTACCGATAATGATAATACGGATGATAACGATTTTATCTCTTCTGCATCAGTTACATCGACCCACTCCCAATACTGCTTCTTTTTATAATAAATATCTCCACAAAACTTAAGTTCTTTAATATAATTGGATTGTAATGAGGCAGGAGTCATTATCAATATATTTTTATTATTTTTCATCCCCTCAGCGATGGCTATAGAAGAGCATGTTTTCCCTGAACCTAATCCGTGATATAGTAGTAATCCTCTATAAGGGGTAAACACGTTTATATAATCCCTTACTATTTTTTGGTGAGAGAGTAGCGTAAAGGTATCGCTTTTAGTACAATCTAAGTTGAGTTTTTCTTCGGCCAAATCCTGCTTATAATGAGACAACACCCCACTGATAAAAGACTGGAAAATAGCGCGATTATTCATATAGTAATCAAACCTGGACGGACTATACTCAATGGTCACTGGCAATCTCTCCATATATTTCTGTAATACGGCATAGGTCTCTATCTTACGTGGAGATAGGGGCTTTTGTATTGGTTTGGTGATCGCCTTAACAGTAGGCTTGAGTGGGGTCTTTTCTTTTGGTTGATCTGGAGTCTTTTCTTTTGGCTGATCTACAATAATATTGGCATCATCGTTGGGATCCGATTCCTGCGCTGGTTCTGCTTCAGGTAGTTTCCCTACTTTTATTTTTTCTAATATGTGTTGTTTTTCCTCATCACTTGTTTCTTTTTCGTGCAACACCACCTTGAATTTCAGTACATTCGCTTTTGGTCCTTGAGGTTGTATTTTTGGATTAAATCTCTCCATTTAATAGTATACTAGATAATATTATATAATATCTAGCGCCGATAAACATGCTTGCTGTTCGGCTTTCTTCTTTATTTTATGTTTTGCCTCTCCTAATAATATAAAGAATTTCTCTCCTTGATCGTGCAATAATTTAATTTCCGCAAAAGTTTTATTTAATGAGGTATATTTCGTCGCCGTGTGATACGATTGCTCGTGTATATTATGTCCTAAACACAAATATACACCCATATGATACCCCGTGTCTTGGTCGTAGTCCCTCTCAATATACATTGGAGTCGTCTTGAATTCTTTTTGAACCTTCACCTGCAATCTATTTTTATAATTATCATCATTTACAATTAACTCCGTCCAATTGACGTGTCGTTCATACACGTTTTCTAAAAATATTTGTGCCATTTGAAACCCCGGACCACATACAAATAAATGATCGAACCATTTATCCTCATCTTTAATAGCAATTTTATTATAATCTAAAAACAATGCTGCTAAAAATGCTTCAAACAAGCACCCTAATTTTTTTAGATTCGTGCGAGACTTCTTTTCTTCCGCATGATTAGATAATAATAACCACTTGTTCAAGTTCATATCATACGCTAATTTCCCAATCGCTTCATTCTTGACTAACGATATTTTCTTTTCCGTCATGAAGCCTTCATTTTCTTTAGGAAAACGTCTATATAAATAGTATTTAGTGATTGCCTCTAAAATCCCGTCACCCAAAAACTCCAATCTCTCATTGGACTTTTGGCGTAATGGCACACAATTAGCAGGTTGAACCGCTAGTTCTATATTTTGAACCATATTCTCTAAACGGGGTCGCTTTGTATACGATTTATGTACAAAGGCTCGCTGATATAGCTTTAAATTATATACGGTTCCCGGTAATCCATAACTTTTTAATATGGATTCCACCTCTTTCTGGGTAATTTCTACATTTTTATTATTATACGGATTATATAATAATAAACCATCTTCATTAACCTCTATATCTTCTAATTTATTCGCCATTAATTATATAAACGGTATTTATATTTAATATATTAATGGATATAATTATTGATTACAGAGAGAAAGATTTAATTAAAGATATGAATAAAACGAATACCAATGATAAACTTACTATTAGTAATGCTAACTTAGAATTAGGAGACATTCAGTTTCGGATGAATGGGTCGTGTATTTTAATTTTCGAGAGAAAGACCGTAAGTGATTTGGCAGCATCCATCTCTGACGGACGTTATAAAGAACAATCCCATCGGTTAATCAACGCGTCCCTCCCCAATCATAAAATATATTATCTTATAGAAGGGAATATTAGCGCTCATAAATCCAAGTATTCCAGAATAACGTCTTCTGCTTTGCTATCATCTTTATGTAGTCTCTCTTATATAAAAGGATTTTCCATATGGAATACATCCTCCTTACACGATACTACTACTTTTCTACTCCAATGGGCAACCAAAATAGTAAAGGCGAAACCGAAACAGGATATTATGATGGACTCACCCACACAGAATGCTCCGGTCTATACGGAAGCAATTAAAATAGCTAAAAAGTCTCAAACTACTACAGAAAATATAGTAGCAATCATGTTAATGCAAATTCCAGGGGTTAGTAGCGCCATTGCAAATACCATATCCGATTTATACAATAATAATATATATGAATTATGTACGGCTATTAGAGAGAATGGAGAGTGCTTAAACAATATCAAATATAATCCTAAATATCTCTCTCCTCAAGCGACCCGAAAAATAAACAAAAAAACCATTGAAAATATTATAACACTATTTAATATATGAACGTAAAGATCTCTATTGGGTTGGTCCTATTATGTATTTTAATAATGAATGGATGGAAGAGTACGGTGGTGGAAGGCATGGTCGGGTTAGATCCTATTCATTCGTCTCCAGCTGGATATATACCGGTTCATTCTTCGGTAGATCATTCTTCACCTAAACCCTCTGATCCAATAAAAAAGTCTAAACCACTAGGTTATAAAAAAGAAATAGAACCTATGTGTGAAGGGGGATTTGTGCTTCCGGGATTTCCTTATACAATGCAATAAATAAAATAGACACACATATATATGAATAAACAAATTACTTTAGGAATAATATTATTCCTTATTTTAGTATCTGGTTTATGGAATAGTAATTTATTAGAGGGATTAGTTACTTCCCCCCCTAAACCCAAACCGCCCACTCCAAAAGAGCAAATAGAGGTAATTAATACACAACTGGAAGAGGGGCTAGAAATATATAAAAACAGGAATAGTTCAAGTATAGGACTACAAAAATTAAAACATAATTTAATCTTGATACTCGAACAAGTTATATTATACACCATGTCTTCTCCGGTGCTTTATAGTAATACACAAGTCTCTTCTAATGATATATTGGCCGCTTTACAATCGGATACAGTCATAAAGTATATTACGGTATATAACGGTCTGCGCTCTATGCCCTTTAGACGATTTTAATGCTATGAAAGTCTGGATTTTTTATCATTTCATATTATATATGAAATTATATGACCAGATTAAGCCGTATCAATATTATATTTTAGGCGCAATAGTACTATTATTTTTTATCCGGGCGTCCTCTAACCGCTCTTTAGTAGAAGGATTTGATGGATTGGATTCAGAGAAATATGCGCCCGAGGTGAAAGATGCCCATACCAAAATTATGGACTCCCTCAATGTATCTAAATACAGAGCCAATTATGAAGACATTATAAAGCACAAAATTAAATGGTGTGATTCTCAACTGTTATCGCATATCGTATCCGACAAATTAGACCTAGCGAACCCCATGTCAAGCAAAAACACCGACCATATAAAGCAATTAAATAGCATACAAGCATTTAAAGATACCCTGACCAATTCATTAACCTTTATGGATAAGCAATAGCGACGAGAGGTGATACCATATATTATGCTACAGAAATAGCTACTTCATTCTCTTTGTACTTGCCACTATCAATTACTTGTTGAGTATACTCGGTACCACCCCAATTAGAATCCATTGGATTATCGCTTACACTCGCGTCTTCCTGTACGTGGAATAATTTATCTAAGGGAGTGTTATCGCCTTCCGTTTGGTTGTCTGGATCCATACTCGCATACATATTTTGGTTATAGGGAGAATTATCTTTTGAGGCATCTTTTAGTAAATCGCTATAAGGGTCTTGGCCTTTTTTATTTAGAATAACATTGCCTCTATTTTGAGTGTTCACATTAGCCGGAACAGATTGAATACCTGCGTGTATTTCTGTTCCACCCGGGTGCATTTTATATACTTCTTTATTTTGGGCGTCAAATTCCCTCTTTAAAAATAAAACGGGGCATTGTATCTTTTTATGACGTTGCCATTCGGTAAATTCCACATATTCCTCTAAATTATTAAATTCAATTGGGTTTACACCAGGTATTTCTGCTTTTTTTGTATTTTTCAAATAAATTTTACTGCCTTTTTGGATTAAGAGGTTGGGACAATCCTTATTCTCAAAATTCTCTAAATACGAGGCCCCATAATTCATATAATAATACATTCCTAAAAGGAATACAACTCCGGTAATAGGAATAGTCAGTTTCATTATATAGTATATTTATTTTATATTTAATAAAATAATTATCTAATAATTTGATGATTCTCCGCCCCCCACACCCCCAGGCAAAGCATTAGAAGATTTATCTCTATATAATGCAACTATCACGTTACCAACCGGATATATATTACTTAAAACTCTACCTGATGTAATACTATCTATACAAAGAGTGCCACCAAAGTTACTATATGATGTAGTAACTATGTCGTCCCTCGCTATGCAGTAACTATGGCCATGACATAGTGAATCTGAACATCTAATTAGCCATATTACATAATCTAGCTGACCTTCGTACTCCGACGCCACTACCATATACTTTGACTCTGGTTTATAACTACTACTATGGAACGTCGTCAATGCAGTAGCCAAGGTCGAGAAGTTGGTATAGGATAATTGGTGTCCCGCTTCTATAAAAGTTTCTAAAGTGAATTCGGATCCAGTTAGAAATAAATGTGATTGCTCATTGTCTACAGTACTATGCGTAGCACATCTCATCATAGATACGTTAGCATGACCAGAATATGGCGTTTTGGGGGGTGTATCCCTCATAATAATCGAGTCAGGGTTTAGGTGAGCCGTCTTACAATGGGTGCTAGTAGCTATTGCTTCCATATCATTTACATTTATAAGTAAGCTCATCATATGATTATTGGCTACTATGAGGCGTCGCATCGTGGACTGTAGATCTTTTAAAAGAAAATTACTGAGACAAGACAAATAATTCTCTAACCAAGAAGCAGTTTGGCTAAGCAAAGTTTCTAGAGGAAGTTCTACCTTAGGGGGGCGTTCATAGTAATGTACAGAAGCCGTGTGCAAGCCTGACGAAATCGTATTACAACTGGTCAACTTCTCTCCTGATTTAAGATAAGGGATAGAGACCCCATGATTGTCTTTATGTACTTTTATCTTTAAAGCACATTTATCATTACAGTTACAGTAGCCTACCCCCATATGTAAGCTTGACTCATTCAGGTGTACACACAGATTATGTTGATTACCAGCATGTGAGTTATGAACAAGTAATAACTGTTTATATATGTCATTCTTAGATACGCTTGTATTCATAGCAACCGTGATCTGTGTAGCTAGGTTGTCGAAGTCGTGGTCGTGGTGGTGGTGGTGGTGGTGGCCGTGGTGGTGGTGGTCGCCGTGGTCGTTGTCGTGGTGGTCGCCGTGGTCGTTGTCGTGGTGGTCGTCGTGGTCGTCGTGGTCGTCGTCGTGGTCGTCGTGGTGGTGGTGTTGATGTTTAAGAAAATGAACCGTAATGGTTAGTGAATAATCACCATAAACATGTGTCATGTGGTTACATTTGTGTGTGTCTAATACTTGATCGTGATAATGTATAGGTTTACCAGTTCC